AAGAGGCGAGCAAGGGGTTCTACTGGTTCGCCCTTATACTAACGATATATGTGCTCATTGGAGATTCAAAACTCCCACTGAGGCAGTGAAATCATCTAACAAAATCTTTGCCATGTACCTAGACTATAGGGATGACAAAGATTTTATTGGTATGGATATGTGTCGTAAATTTCTAGAGATGGGATTTACCAGAGCAAGACGCTATGCCAACCATAACTCAGGAAGAAAATATAAGAAAGGAACTAAAGAAGTTCTACCTCAAGAGGAAGATCATTTGACTAGTAAGTATGCTGAGTCAGCAAAGATCTTTAAGAATGTAAGAGATCTTGTTGCCAAAAATAATACATATGTTACAATGAGGAAAGAATGGAGATCCTCTGAATGAATATATTTGTCACAGATCCTAATCCTGTTATTTCTGCAAGATGTTTACCTGATAAACATATTGTCAAAATGCCACTAGAATGTTGTCAGATGCTTTCTATTGTTGCATCAGAGCAATGGGGTCGTGGGTATGGAACACTTCCTCGTGTTGACGGTTCTCCATATAAAACAGAAAAAGGTGCATTTCGTAATCACCCCTGCACTCAGTGGGCAGGTAAATTTGTACTTAACTGGCGTTGGTTAATTCGCCATGGTCTTGCACTTTGTGAAGAATACTCACATCGTTACCAAAAGATCCATAGTTGCTTGCCTACACTAGCACATGCTCACCATATATTTCCTATGGGAGATCCTGCTGGTAGGTCAGGTAGAGACCCAACACCATTCGTTAGAGCTATGCCTGATGAGTTTAAATATGACACAAGCATTGACACTTTTACTGCTTACAAGATGTACATTAGCAGCAAACCTTGGGTTGCATCTAATTATATACGTGACCCATCCCGAAAACCAAATTGGATAACATGATATTTCTATCTTGTCCGCCAGTGTATACACTACCTGGCACATGGACAAAATGTAATGCGTTAATACCACATTACAATGCAAATACAAACTTTACATTTGCTATATCTATTGTTATACTGTTGTTGTTCGTAACAGTATACGGAATATATAAATCATTCTTTAGTAATAAAGAATTAAAAGATCCTTGGGATGATCATGATGACTAGTGGATATGCACTAGAAATTATATTCTGGGTAGTAATTACATTGTACGTACTTTCTCGTCTAGGAGTTTTAAAAAAATGATCTATCATAATAACTTCTTTACTGATGAACAATGGGAATGTATTAGGGTGTGTGTAGCAAATGCTCCCATACCCTATGATATTTCTAAGAAAAAGATACCTGCTAGTATCTTGGATAAGATAGGACAACCACAACCCCGTAAGGGTGAACCTCTAACAATGCCAAAATACGATCTGTCGCAATACGGAATTACAGATTCATGAAATTAACACAAGAAATTATTGACCAGATTCAAGAAGCAATGAACCATACTAAAAAGAATGGTGATCTTAACTGGGAAGACGGTGATGAAATTGATGTTTGTTTAGCAGGTACATTTGCAGCAGACAGATTTATTACGATCATTAATCGCACGAAGAGCAGCACGACTAAGAGATGAAAATTGCACTAATAACTGATCAACATCTTGATGGAAGAAAAGGCAACATCAACTTTTGGAACTACTTTCAAAAGTTTTACGACAATATCTTTTTCCCAACTCTTGAAAAAGAAGGTGTCAAAGTCATCTTTGATTTGGGTGACACTTTTGATAACCGAAAGTCTATGGACTATAATACTTTTAACCGTGTTGATACAAATTATTTCCAACGGTTGAAAGATTACGAAGTGCATATGATTCTAGGTAATCACTGTACTTATTACAAGAACACAAACAAGATCAACTCACCAGAACTTCTACTAGAAAAGTATCCAAATATTAGGATCTATTCTGAACCAAAAGAAATCTTGATGGGTAAGAAAGTATTCTTGATGATGCCATGGATCAACTCAGGTAACAAAGAACAATCTTTAAAGATGATTACCGACAGTCAAGCAGACATTATGTGTGGTCATCTTGAGTGTGATGGGTTTGAAGTTACAGCTGGTATGAGATTTGAGGGTGGATTTAAAGTTGCTGATTTCAAAAACTTCAAACGTGTTTGGTCTGGACATTTCCATCACAAATCTAAGCATGGTAATGTACAATACCTAGGCAATCCTTACCAGATGTTCTGGAATGATTATAAGGATACTCGTGGATTTCATATCTATGATACGGAAACTGACAAACTCAAGTTTATCAAAAACCCTTACGAAATTTTCCAGAAGATTTATTATAACGACATTGAAAATGACTACAGTGATTTCAATGCAGATCTTTATAAGGATAGTTTTGTTAAGGTTATCGTTGAAGAGAAACGTGATTACACACAGTTTGAAAATATCATTGAACAACTCTACCACACAGGTGTACATGATGTTAAAATTGTGGAAACACTGGTTGACACCGATGCGGTTGATGAGGTAAACTTAGATGTGAAGGACACGTTAACATTGCTAAGTGAATATATAGATGAAATCAATCTATCTGTAGATAAAACCGAACTCAAGAAACTCATGCAGTCCCTATACATAGAATCATGCGAGGTAGTATAATCTATGTTTGTCATCACTCTCAAAGGATATCCACAAGGAATATATTCTGTATTTGATGCAAAGGATGAACGTATAGTTCCTCTCTTTGTAAATGGTGATGATGCAGATCGCTATGTTATGGCACTAGCAGTAGATGAAGAGAATCCAGAATTGGAAATTTTGGAAGCTGAAGCAGAGCAACTTATTAATGCGTGTAGAGCACAGGGTCAGAAGTTTTCTATCATAACTCCTGACGATCTTATTATACCACCTGACGAAGTAACTAAAGAATGATTGTTTTTAAAAAAGTTCGCTGGAAGAACTTCCTATCAACAGGGAATGTTTTTTCGGAAGTTGACCTGCAACTTTCTAGAACAAATTTGATTGTTGGACATAATGGATCTGGCAAGTCAACCATCTTAGATGCGTTGACTTTTTCGCTGTTTGGAAAACCTTTCCGTAAAATTACTAAGAGTGCTCTAGTCAATAGTGTCAATCAAAAAGACACTATGGTTGAGATTGAGTTTTCTATTGGTCAGAATGATTATCGTGTGATCCGTGGTATCAAACCAAACAAGTTTGAAATTTATTGTAACGGACAACTCTGGAATCAAGAAAGTTCTGTTATGGAACAACAGAAGAACTTTGAACAGAATGTTCTAAAGATGAATTACAAATCATTCACACAGATTGTGGTGCTTGGTTCCTCTACGTTTGTTCCTTTTATGCGTCTGTCACTGACACAGCGCCGTGAAATTATTGAAGATATTCTAGACATTCAAGTTTTCTCTACAATGAATTCTAGACTGAAAGATAAGATCAGAGAGAACAACGAAGAGATTAAAGATCTAGATTATCAGATTCATCTTCTGGATGAGAAGATTGAATTGCAGAAAAAATATATGCTTGAGATTCAGAAAAAAACTCAGGCAGAAATTGATAAGAAGAAAGAAAAAATCCTAGAATACCTAGAAGAAGAAAAAACTTCCAATGATGAGATTGCAAAACTTTCTGGTGAAGTAGCAACTCTTACTGAAGAGATGGAAGAGTATTCCACCAGTGCTGGTAAATTAAAAAAGTTAAATACTTTCTTAGTTAAACTTGAAGGTAAACTAAAGAAGTGTAAGGATGAACATGAATTCTATTCTAATAATGAGATTTGTCCTACTTGCAATCAAGACTTAGACAAGAATTTTGTGTTTGCTATGACTGGTGCATTGCATACAAAAATAAATGATTTGAACACAGGGTATGATGAACTGAAAGAAGCAATTGTATCCGAAGAAAATAAGAACAGTAGGTTTGTAGAATTGACACAACAAGTCAATGCTATCAACTCAAGTATCGCAGGTGTCAACTATCAACTAGTAAACATCCGTAAGAACATGTCTGATGTTGATGGTGAAATCAAAGAACTAGAAAGTTCTAGTCCAGACAAAAAATCTGAGTATGTAAAATTGGAGGGACTACTTAAATCTAAAAAAGAAACACAGAAAGAATATTCTATCTGTAAGAAAGATCGTGATGTGTTACAGGTAGCTACAACACTATTGAAAGACAGTGGCATCAAGACCAGAATTATAAAAACATACTTGCCTACGATGAATAAACTCATTAACGGTTTCTTACAGAGTATGGATTTTTATGTCAATTTTACCCTTGATGAGAATTTTGAAGAAACAATCAAGTCTAGATATAGAGACGTATTCTCATATGAAAGTTTCAGTGAAGGAGAGAAAGCTCGTATTGATATCTCTTTGCTGCTTACTTGGCGTTCTATCGCTAAACTTAAAAATAGCGTTGACACTAACCTCCTTATTCTAGATGAAATCTTTGATGGATCGCTTGATCAATCTGGTACTTCTGATCTGGGTTGGATCTTACGTAACTTTGACGATAATACTAATGTATTCGTCATCTCACATAAGTCCACACTAGATGATAAATTTGATCGCACCATCACCGTCAGTAAGGAAAAGAATTATTCTACACTAGAAGAGACAGTTCACGAAGTGACACACGCACTGATCGGATAGCGATATTTTTGTGTATACTTAGTATATCAACAAAACAATCAGATGTCCCAGTCACAAGAAATCAAAGGTAACCTAGCAAGACTTCTCGCAACCGAGAACCTTGTTGTTGAGCACCGTAGCGTCCCCACTGCACAGTTTGACGTTGAGCGTCGTGTTCTCACCCTTCCTAACTGGGACAAAGCATCTAGCACCGTCTACGATATGCTCGTAGGTCATGAGGTAGGACATGCTCTGTTCACTCCTAACGAAGACTGGAGACTCAAAGTTCAGTGCCCAAAATCTTATGTGAATGTTGTTGAAGATGTTCGCATTGAGAAGTTGATGAAGCGTAAGTATCCAGGTCTTCGCAAATCTTTTGCAGGCGGATATGCAGAACTCAACGCAATGGATTTCTTTGAGATTGCAAACGAAGATCTCTCAAACTTTTCTCTGATTGACCGTATCAACTTGCATTATAAAGTTGGTGCTGCTGCCATGATTCCCTTTGAGCAGGATGAGCAAGTTTTCGTAACTCGTGCAGAAGAGACAGAAACTTTTGATGAAGCATTGACTCTTGCTGATGACATTCGTAAGTTTGTAAAGAAGAAGCAGGAAGAAAAGAAAAAGCAAGAGGAGTTGCTTGAGGCACATCTTCAAGCAAATTCTGGTCAGTCTAATTCTTCTGCTGAGCAAGAAGATCAAGATACTCAAGAATCTGATTCTGACTCTGATTCTGAAACTCAATCCGAGATGTCTGATGAGGATCTAGAGCAAGAGTTTGACAGGGAGAATCCTGATTACAATGAAGGTGGTGAGCACTATGATGGTGAGACTCAAGAGAAGTTTGATGAAAAAACTCAGCAACTTTCTCAACCACATGCAAGAGATATCACTTACGTTGAGATTCCTGAGAAAGTAAATCTTGATAAGTTCATTGCTGATTGGTCAGTTGTAAATGACTGGATTGATCAGAACAGGTATGAACGTGCAAAGAGTGAGTACCATGGATACATGGAGATGTCTTACGAAGATGTGAAAGCAGAGTATCAAAACTTCCGTAACGAAAACAAGAAAGAAGTAAACTATCTTGTTAAAGAGTTTGAGTGCCGTAAGTCTGCTGATGCATATGCACGTACTTCTACTGCAAGAACTGGTGTTCTTGACACCAACAAATTGCACACATACAAGTATAACGAAGATCTTTTCAAGCGTATCAGTGTTGTTCCTGATGGCAAGAACCATGGCATGATCTTTATTCTTGACTGGTCAGGTTCTATGCAGTATGAATTGATTGCAACTGTCAAGCAACTTCTTAACCTTACTGCATTCTGTAAGAAAGTTCAGATTCCTTTTGAGGTTTATGGATTTACTAATGAGTGGCAGATTGCAGAACGTGCTCTTGCTAATGACGGACAAGTTGAACCTAATTACTGGTATGGTAATTCTTACAATGAAGGTAAAGAAGGTTTGAGTGAAGGTGAAGTATTCCTTGCAGAAGGTGAGTTTCATCTTGTTAACTTCATTTCTTCTCGTTCTAATCCAAAAGATTATGAGCGTATGTGCTTAAACTTCTTTACTGAAGCATATTCTTTCAACCGTAGTACTACATATAGTCATACTCCTGGCTTGTCTCTTTCTGGAACTCCTTTGAATGAAGCAATCGTTATGCTTAACTACATCATTCCTCAGTTCAAGAGACAGAATGATCTTCAGAAAGTAAACGTATGTGTTCTTACTGATGGCGAAGCAAATTCAATCTCTTATGGTTGCAAGGTTGTAAGAGATGATTACGAAGATAAGATTGTTTCACGCAGTCTTGATTATGGTCACGTAGCATTGCGTGATCGTAAGACAGGGATTGTATACAGTGCTACTGATGGGTGGAACAATTCTACACCTACATTCATCAATCAGGTTCTTGACAGAAACCAAGGTACATCAGTTATCGGTTTCCGTCTTCTTCCTTCTTCAAGGTTGTCTGAGTTTGTTGCTCGCTTTGGTGATTACGGTCAGTACGCTGAAGTTCAAAAGCAATGGAAGAAGAGTAAGTCTTGTATTGTTCCTGCACCTAAGGGTTACACAGAACTCTACGCTATCTCTTCTAAAGATCTTGAGAGTGAGAATGAGTTTGAAGTTGGCGAAGATGCGACTAAAACACAAATTACTAGAGCATTCAAGAAAATGCTTAAGTCAAAATCAACCAACAAAAAACTACTCAATTCTTTCATCTCCCATGTAGCGTAAACCAGTTGGGAAAGTGGCACATCACTTTCCCATTTATACCATGCATGGTCTATATTATATTCATACACAAGAAAACCAATGCCTTTCCAATCCAAATTCACAAACGAAGAACTTATCACTTTTCTTACAACTGACGAAGAAGTTGTTACTAGTGATCAAGTAAAAGATGCAGCAACTCATTTTGGTGTAAAGGTTCAAAGCGTTACTAAGCGTATCAACAAACTTCCTCAGTTCCAAAAAGTTACTCGTGGTAAATGGAATCTTACTGTGAAAGAAAAACTTGAGCAGACTTACAATGCACCTCCTGCAAAGACTCAACTAGTTGATTCCTTTGACCCATGCTACCTTGCATCTCCTGATCTGACTCCTGACAAAGATCCTAACTATGTTCCTTTCGGCAACTACACTGATGTCAAAAAAATCATTCAGTCAGGCATTTTTTATCCTACTTTTATCACTGGTCTCTCAGGTAACGGTAAGACTTTCTCGGTTGAGCAAGCATGTGCTGCCGCAGGCAGGCAACTGATTCGTGTAAACATCACCATTGAGACTGATGAAGATGACTTGATTGGTGGTTTCCGTCTTATCAATGGTGAGACTGTGTGGCAGAACGGTCCTGTAATTGAAGCACTTAACCGTGGTGCTGTTCTACTTCTTGATGAAGTTGACCTTGCATCAAACAAGATTCTTTGCCTGCAATCTATTCTTGAAGGTAAAGGTGTCTTCTTGAAGAAGATCGGTAAGTTCGTCAAACCTGCCGCAGGATTCAACATCATTGCTACTGCCAACACAAAGGGTAAGGGTTCTGATGACGGTCGCTTTATCGGCACCAACGTTCTGAACGAAGCATTCCTTGAGCGTTTTGCTTTGACCTTTGAGCAAGAGTATCCTTCTCCTAAAACAGAGCAAAAGATTCTTGAGAAGACAGCAGGTAACCTAGGTGTTCTTGACGAGAAGTTCTGTGAGAATCTTGCTAACTGGGCAGACATCATCCGCAAGACTTTCAAGGATGGTGGTATTGATGAAGTTATTTCTACTCGTCGTCTTGTACACATCATTCGTGCATTTGCTATCTGGCAAGATCGCATGAAAGCAATCAAGGTCTGTGTAAATAGATTTGATGATGAGACCAAACAATCTTTCATTGAATTGTATGACAAGATTGATGCTGACGTTAACACCGAGGACAACGATGACCAGTAAGAACGGATACTTAGGTCACATTGCTTTCCTGAGTAATGGACGATCTGCTAGAATTGTGGAAGGGGTGGGAACTCCTTCCAGTCCTTCGCATAAAATTCGTTTACGAGATCTTGACGGAAATGAATTTGAATGCTATCATGATAAAATCCGATATGTATGGAACCCGTGAAATATAATGAAGATCAACTTTTGAATGAGTTGAGAGATTACATTGCAGGCACATACAATCAGCACTATGCAACTGACAAGATTCAGACACTAGATCTGATTGATGCCTGTGGAGATGCTGAAGCATTCTGTAGGAGTAATATCCTAAAGTATGCATCTCGTTATGATCGCAAAGGCACTGCCCGACGTGATATCATCAAGATCTTGCACTATGCACTCTTGCTGCTACACTTCAGTGATCAATCTGCAAACCGTGAAGACTATCCTAACCGATGAGCGTAACATTATCTAAAACAACACTTGATGTTCTTAAAAACTTTGCGACGATTAACTCGTCAATCGTATTCCGTAAGGGAAGCACCCTACGTACCATCAGCAACGCAGAGAACATTCTTTCTAAGTTCACTAGCGAGGAAGTATTTCCTGTGGACTTCGCAATTTATGATCTCAGTCAGTTTCTTTCTGGTATCTCTCTGTTTGACAATCCTAAACTGGACTTCACCAGTGACGATTATGTTCGGATTGCTGGGTCTGGTAGGTCTGTCAAGTACTATTTTTCTGATCCTGAGATCACCCTTAAGTCAGCGCCAGAGAAGAATGTAAACTTTCCTGGTGCAGACATTCAATTCAATCTTACTTCAGATGATCTAGTTGCATTGCAGAAAGCATCTGCTGTGTATAGTCTGCCTGATATGTCCTTCCAATCTAAGGATGGTAAGGTGCAACTGATCCTTAAAGACAAGGAGAATGATACTAGTAACACATATAAACAAGCAATTGTGGGTGAGTGTACTGGTGATTATTCCCTAGATATTAAGATTGAGAATATTAGATTGTTGCCTGGCGATTACAATGTCAAGGTATCTAAGAATCTAATTTCTGAATGGAATAATACCACATTAGATCTAACCTATTATATCGCTTTAGAACCATGACCCATCATACAAGAGTTGTACAAATTTCTTTTACTCCAAAGGAGCAAGATCTTCTACAAATTCTTGATGAGTTAGTGAAGTATGACCTATCTCCAAATAGGTCTGCTTGGTTTAAGAATCAAATTCGTATGAGATATTACGATCTAAGAGAAAAAGGTATTATTACACAAAGCGATGAATGATTTTTTATGGGTAGAGAAGTATCGTCCTACCACTGTTGAAGATTGTATTTTACCTGAGAGCATCAAGAATGTCTTTCAAGGATTTGTAGATCAGAAAGAACTTCCAAATCTATTGTTGTCTGGATCTGCGGGTGTAGGCAAGACAACGATTGCAAAAGCACTATGTGATGAGATCGGTGCATCCTACATCATGATCAATGGATCTGATGAGGGTCGCTTCCTTGATACTGTTCGTAACAGGATCAGGACATTTGCGTCAACCGTCTCTCTGACCTCTGGAGCGTCCCACAAGGTCGTTATCATTGATGAGGCAGACAACACCACTAACGACGTTCAACTGTCCCTTAGGGCGGCAGTGGAGGAGTTCCACAGCAATTGTCGGTTCATCTTCACCTGCAACTTCATCAACAAGATTATTGAACCACTACACTCACGGTGTACGGTTGTTGATTTTCGTGTCAAGAATGGACAGAACATGGAACTGCAAGGTCAGTTCTTCAATCGTTTGAAAACTATTCTTTCAGATGAGAATGTTCAGTATGAAGATAAAGTTATTGCTAAACTAGTAAAACGTTATCATCCTGATTGGCGTCGTCTTATTAATGAGTGTCAGCGTTATGCTGCTACTGGTAACATCACATCAGATATTCTTGTTGATGTTGCTGATGTCAATCTTGACTCATTGCTGTCTGCATTGAAGAAGAAAGAGTTTACCACAGTCAAAACTTGGGTGGTACAACACATGGATAATGATCCTAGTAGTATCATGCGAAAGATCTATGATAGTTTGTATGGTGTATTGAAACCTGCCTCTATTCCAGAAGCAGTTCTTATCATGGCAAAGTACATGAGAGACATTACTACTGTGCCAGACCAAGAAATTAATATGCTTGCATGTCTCACAGAGATTATGATGAGTTGCGAATTCAGATAAACTATGCTAAATTGTATTAGGTTACTGACTGCAAACAATGGAACTAAAAAGACCCAATCCTTATAATGGCAAAAACGTTAAAGAGTCTAAAGACACCACTGAGATATCCAGGCGGGAAGAGCAGAGCAGTAGTAAAACTGTTGCAGTACCTCCCAGACCCTATCCAGGCAAAAGAGTTTCGTGAACCCTTCTTAGGTGGAGGTTCAGTAGCACTAGAAATTACAAAAAGGTATCCTAGGATGTCCATCTGGGTCAACGACCTGTATGAACCTTTGTATAATTTCTGGTGCGAACTTAGAGACAACGGACAATCCTTACAGGACGAATTAAAAGGTCTTAAAATTACACATTGTAATGAAGACTCTGCAAGATGTTTATTCCAAGCAATGAAAGAGGTTATTAACGATCATGATCAATCCAATCTATCTCGTGCTGTTGGTTTTTACGTTGTTAACAAGTGCTCTTTTTCTGGTCTCACTGAGTCCTCATCCTTTAGTGCCCAAGCATCTAACTCAAACTTCTCAATGCAGGGAATAGAAAGACTCATTGAGTATTCACAACTCATTGAGAATTGGAAGATTAGCAACCTTTCATATGAGGAAATGTTGACAGACGACAAGAGTGTTTTTACTTATCTTGATCCACCATATGATATCAAAGATAATCTATATGGCAAGAAAGGTGACATGCATAAGTCCTTTGACCACGATGCTTTTGCCGCTAATTGTGACTCTCACACCTCTCCTATGTTGATTTCGTATAACTCATCACAGTTAGTTAAGGATCGTTTCAAGGAGTGGACAGTTGGAGAATTTGCACATACATACACCATGAGGAGCGTGGGGTGCTATAATACAGATCAAGCAAGCAGAAAGGAATTAGTCCTAACAAATTATGTTGTGTGAAGTCCGTCTTTATGTTGCAGGCAAAGTCTTTACCGAGACAGTCCATGCACGTGATTATCAAGAAGCAAGACAAGTTGCTCTAGCCCGCAATCCCAATGCCAAAGTTGTTGGCGTTAACGCTAAGTTTTAAGAGGTTAACTATGAGATTAGGTGTCATGTGTTCTGGCAACGGAACTAACTTTGAAAACATTGTCCATCAATGTCCTAATCATGAAGTTGCACTGATGATCCACAATAAAAAAGATTGTGGAGCAAGGTACAGAGCAATGAGGTTGGGTATACCTCACATACGCATCAAATCAAAACACGAAGATGAAATGATCCATCTCTTCAAAGCATGGAGGGTGGATCTTATAGTATTAGCAGGTTACATGAGGGTGATTAAACATCCACTAGACTTTCCTGCCCCGATCATAAATATTCATCCGTCATTACTTCCCAAGTATAAAGGTCTACATGCTGTGGAACAGGCATTCCAGAGTGGAGACAAGGAAACAGGATGTACAGTTCATTACGTAAATGAAGAACTAGACTCTGGGGAAATTTTGGGACAATCTGTTGTACCAATATGCCCTAATGATACACTAGATATGCTAACATATCGTATACAACAAGCAGAACATAGACTGTTACCATTAATAATTAATAACTATGAAAGCGAAAAAAGCATTGCGTCAAGCATTGGAACAACCTTGGTTGTACAATGAAGAAGAACTAAAGCGATTAAAAGCAGCACTGAAAACAGCAGAAGATGTAGGAGTACAAGAACTTTGGCATCGCCGCACCACACAAGGGTTTGCAAACGAACCAGAGCAATTGAATGGGTAAAGTGTGGAGACTATGGGCAAAATCTCTTGGAGGTAAATCAGGTAAGAATAACAAAGAAGCAGATGCAGTTGCCCGTATAAGAACGTTCATATTCTTTTCTTATCTGATTACCAATTGTTTTATTATTAGCGGAGTAATCCGACACTGGAATAATGTACCAACTGAAAGACTACCTATACAGCATCAATCAATCCAAGAAGAATATTCTTGATGATGATACCGATGCTGAGAAAAAATATCCACCATACATTGTAAATAGATGCTTGTCATCCTTTACTGATACTGTTTTGTATGCGAATGAAATGAATAAGTGTTCGCACCTACCAAACAAGATGCAATATGATTTTTACATAAATAGTGTGAAACCGAGGAAGCGTTTTTCTCCTTGGGCTAGGAAGGATTCTATTGAATATCTTGACGTAGTAAAAGAGTATTATGGTTATAATGATGATAAGGCTCTTCAAGCACTCAGGATTCTCACTAAGGATCAACTAGATAAACTTTCATATCTATTGAGAAAGGGTGGTAACAATGGTAGGCGAAATTGAGGTTCCGTGGAAGCAATCTGAAATGGTTGAAGTCACATTGAGTGAACCAGATGACTTCCTAAAAGTCAGAGAAACCTTGACAAGAATTGGTGTTGCATCACGTAAAGAGAAAAAGATTTATCAGTCTTGTCACATCTTGCATAAGCAAGGAAAGTATTTTATAGTACACTTCAAAGAGTTATTTGCTCTTGATGGAAAGAAAACTAATTTCTCTTCTAATGATTTACAGAGGAGAAATAGAATTGCACAACTCTTATCCGATTGGGGATTAATTTCTGTTGTTAATAAAGAACAGATTCAAGATCTTGCTCCGTTGAATCAAATCAAAGTCCTTAGTTTTAAGGATAAGGGTGATTGGACACTAGAGTCTAAGTATAACATTGGTCGTAAGAAGGTAGAAACCGAATAAATTAATTCGGTTAACACGCTTGTCATACCAAGGGATTTATGGTTAAATAATAATGTGATGCCTTATGGGTCACATAAACTATAAGTCGCTTTACGGAGGACAAACCAATGGTCACATTTGACTGGGAAACCTATACCCCTTATATGTTAGGATTTGAAAATGACATCAAGAGATTATCTAGACTTGAAGCTTTTGCGGGAGGTGGAAGCAACTATCCACCTTACAACATTATTAACGGATCTGATAATAGAACCACTTTGGAAGTCGCTCTTGCAGGATTTTCAAGATCAGATATTGAGGTCTCAACAGAACAAGGAGTTCTAACGGTAAGAGCATACCCAGAGAAAGACGAGAGAACTTATGCACATAAAGGAATATCTTCAAAATCCTTTAGCAAGAGTTGGCAACTGGGAGATGATATTGAAGTTAAGTCTGTAGATTTAGAAAATGGTCTACTGACAGTGGTACTAGAAAAATTTGTACCAGAAGAGAAGCAGAAAAAGATCTGGTTTTCAGAAAAACCGAAGAGGTCTTTGAAGGCATCTAAATAAATTATCAGGGGGTGGTTGACACCCCTCTTTTTATTTGTTATACTATAGGAAAATTGTAAGACATATGACTGAGACAACTAGTAATCCTGTTGAAATTGCACATAATATTCGTGTTGTTCATCTGGTTACAGGTGAGCATGTTATTTGCAACTTTGGACAGATCAGGGAAACTATTGAAGGAGAGGAAAAGTTTGTTGCATATCAACTTCTTTATCCTCTAACTCTTACACTGAGTGAAGGTGAGGGAGATACTTTTAATGTTACCTATCGCAGGTGGAATCCCTACACTCCATACGAAGATCATCGTATCAATCCAACTTCTGTGATTGCTGCTATGCCACCAGCAGAAGACATTCTTCAAAACTATGTGGCAAAGTTGGCAGAAGCAAATATTGATTTGTCCTTCTTACCTAACAACGGATCCGATATTCTAGGAATTGCTAATGAACAACCAGAACCTGCAAGTGCTGCTACTGAAGGACCAGTGGCTCCTGTCGCAAGTTGAAGAGATTGAGGGAGCACAGTTTGGTGATCCCGATTGTATCTTAATTAATCCGATGGCAATTGAGGGAGACCAGTTAAAAGACTGGCTCCCTTTTGCAGACAAAAAAGAAACAGTAGTACGATCTTCTGATATACTAACTTTCGTGACACCTAGCAAGGCACTCTTGACTAGGTATTATAATGATAAACCTATTGAGCCCGAAGTCCTTAACGAATGAAGTTCTACACTAATGTTGAGCAAGCAGGAAACCGTCTTCTAGTACGTGGGTACGAAGGCGGTTTACCTTTTTCTTATAGGGTTCCGTTTAACCCTACGTTGTATGTTGCTAGTAAAAATTATTCAGAATGGAAGACACTTGATGGGGATTGTGTTGAACCAATTAAGTTGGGTTCAATCAACGATGCTAAAGATTTTGTTAAAAAATATAGAGAAGTAGAAGACTTTGATATCTATGGTAACACTCGGTATCTCTACCAGTATATTGCTGAGGAACATCCAGAAGATGAAATCAAATATGATACATCAAAGATCCGTATCTTCAACATAGATATTGAAACTGCTGCTGAAAATGGATTCCCTGATATTGAATCAGCAGATCAAGAAATTTTGGCGATCAGTATTAAGGACTCCTATACTGGTCGCATTGTTGTCTTTGGTGCTAGACCATTTGACAATAAAGATTCTGAAGTTGACTATATGCACTTCAGAACTGAAGAGTCTATGTTATCAGCATTTCTAAATTATTGGAATGAAAATTGTCCTGACGTTATTACGGGTTGGAACGTACAGTTGTTTGATATTCCCTATATCGCTAGGCGTATTGATAGGATACTCGGTGAGAAGAATGCTAAGACCCTTAGCCCGTGGAAACTTATTTCTTCTAGAGAAATTTATATCAAGGGGCGAAAACAAATCGCTTATGATTTACCAGGAATTTCTACTCTGGATTATCTTGAATTGTACAGGAAATTTACTTATACAAACCAAGAAAGCTATCGCCTTGATCACATCTGTTTGGTTGAACTTGGAGAAAGAAAACTAGATCACTCTGAGTACGATACGTTCAAAGAGTTCTACGAGAACGATTGGCAGAAGTTTATTGAGTACAACATCCATGACGTTCGTCTTGTTGATAAACTTGATGATAAGATGAAGTTACTTGATTTGGCGTTTACCATGGCTTATGATGCCAAGGTTAACTACGAAGATGTATTCTCGCAGGTACGCATGTGGGACAACTACATCTATTGTGAGTTAAATAAACGTAAGATTGCAATTCCTCCTAAGAGGGAAGCAACTAAAGATGCCAAATATGCTGGTGCTTATGTTAAAGAACCGAAACCAGGACGCTATGATTGGGTTGTTAACTTTGACCTCAATAGCCTGTATCCTCACCTTATTATGCAGTACAATATCTCGCCCGAAACACTCAGGGAGACTAGACATTCCAGCGCAAGCGTTGAGGGGATTCTAAAAAAGGAGATTGATATTGACGGTGAGTTTGCCGTGTGTGCTAATGGTGCTCAGTACCGCAAAGACGTGCAAGGTTTTCTGCCTTTGATGATGCAGAAAATGTATGACTCTAGGGTCATCTTTAAGAAGAAGATGATCAAGGCAAAGCAGGAGTATGAAAAAACTCCTACTGTTGAACTGATGAAAGAGATCGCCCGATGTAATAACATCCAGATGGCAAAGAAGATCTCTCTCAACTCTGCTTATGGTGCCATTGGTAATGAGCACTTCCGATACTATCGTCTTGCAAACGCAGAAGCAATTACGCTATCTGGACAGGTCTCTATCCG